ATGTTGCTCCAGCAGATCAATACGGTCATTCAGAATGTAAATGAGGGCAAGGCTAATGTCGATCAGGCTATGGCTTTGGTATCTGATTTTGGCGAAGCACTTAACGTATTTGAAGTTGACCGCAAGTCTTCAACGTTCAGCCCTTTAAGCAAAAATGACATCTTGAAGCTGCAAATGCTTCGTAGGTCGCAAGAGCGATATCAAAAGGACTTGCGTGATCTCCTATTGGTGGCAGATCCGGCTCTTCTGAAAAGCTATGACGAAGCGATCTGGCAGCAAGAAAAAGACAGAAAGGCTCACCAAGCTATGTTGAACAGGAAACGCAAAGAACGTGAAAAGCTGATGCACGACATTGCAGTTGGAGGGGTGTCTTTAGTTGTTGGCGGCAGTGTGGCCGTCGGCATGTTGTACTTAATTATCAAAGCATTTGGGCCTTAGTTATGAACGCAAAGCGGTTAGAAGAAGGTAGTGAGTACGCTGAATATGACGCAGATGGTGATGGCATAGTCTCTGATGCAGAGATAGAAACTAGCAAAGAGCTACTTGAGCTACGGCTACACCATGAACGAGCCGATGCACAACGGGCTATGAGTTGGTTTGCGCTGTGGGGAATGTTGTTATACCCGTCACTAGTTGTCGCATCAGAGTTCTTTGGGATGAACCAAGCTGCAACGATCCTTGGCGACATGGCAGCAGTCTACTTCGTGTCCGTTGCTGGTATCTTGGCTGCATTTTTTGGCGCCCAGGCATGGTCAAACAGGAAGTGATATGTGGCAAATAGCGGGGGCCCTAGGTGTGGCGTTACTGATAACGGGCGGTGCTTTCAAAATGTATGCTGACAAGTCAGAGGCCGAGAAACAACAAATGGCTACTCAACTTCGCGTTTCGGCAGATAACCAATTAGTTCTTGAAAACAGCATTACTAACTTGAATGACCAGTTGGTAAAAGCAGAACAGCGGCAGCAGGCCATACTTGATCGCGTTAACGAATTGCAGGCTCAAAACGCCCAGGCGCAAGCGGAGGTGGAGTCGATCAGAAAAAAGTTCGCCAAGCACGACATGACTGTACTTTCCTTACGAAAGCCGGGGTTGATACAGAACATAATCAATCGCGGAACAAAGGAGGTGCTGAGTGATCTGGAAGCTATTACCGATCCTTCTACTTAGCGGCTGCGGTCTTATCGGACGTGAGCCATACGTCCCTGAAACAAAGCAAGTTGAGGTCGTTACGGTAGTGCAACCGGCAGCGGTCTACCATCCGCCTTTACCGAATGCCGTTTCCATGGCACCCGTTGAGTGGAAGGTGCTGACTCCAGACACCATGCGCGAATACTTGGCAGACCTTGATGAAGGTAACGCTCCAATGAATGCGTACTATGGGGTGTCGCCAAAAGGCTATGAGAACTTGTCATTTAACATGGCTGAACTAAAGAGGTATATACGACAGGTTTTATCTATAATCGATTACTACAAAGAGTTATCGGAAAATACTGATGGACCTGGAGGGGATACTACAGATTGATATAAACATTACGGACTTGTGCAATCGCACCTGTTCGTTCTGCCCACGATCTGACGCATCCATATACCCCAACAACAATCAGAACATGAGTCTGGAATTGTTTGATCGGATCATGGACCAGATTGAAGAATGGCGATTCAGCGGCGTTGTCATTCTGGCAGGTCGAGGGGAAAGCACAAATCACCCTCAGTTCGATAAGATAATCCATCGGTTGCTTCGTAAACCCAGAAGATACCGCGCACAGGTAACGACAAACGGATGGCGTCTTGATCGTTACTGGAAATACTATCGTCAGCTAGACAACCTTGTGCTTAACACTTACACGACGGAAGAAGACTTCAAGGCTAGACGAGCGAAGTACTCTCGTCTGAATAACGGTGAGCGGATTGAGGACTATTGGAAGCCTGACGGCGGATCAGTTGAGGATGTAAATGAGCTTCCTGATTATGCTGACCCGAAGGGTAGGCCGATTAGATGGAAGCATCAATTCAATCACAGGGCTGGGTTGATAGCTGGCGGCACTGCTGTGAAGGGGCCGTGCGTTCATCCCATGAGGGGCATATTCATTAACTTCGATGGGCAGTTGCAGATGTGCTGCAACGATTGGTCGCACCAAATCGGGTTTGGCAACGTCAAAGACGTAAACCTGTTTAGGGAGTGGCGTGACAACAAAGAGTTAAAGCGCATTTCTACTGAGCTTATAAACGGCAACAGGGATGTTGTTGCTCCATGTGCGTCATGTGACGTAAGTTGTGCTAAACCAAAAATTGTGGAGCAATACAAGCGTTGGATATAACTAAGTTCAAACTGAAGTGGCTTAAAGTAGGTGGTGCGCTGCGTCGTTTATACAAGAACCCGAATGATCTTGAAGCTGTGTTTATCATCTTTAACTGGTTATCTACGCGCTCTGTTCGCAAGCAGTATGAAAGATTCCGCCGTACCCCAGTAGGATCAAGGGTTATTGTAAACAACGAGTCGCTAGTGAGCTTGTTGGATGACGTAAAACGCTTGCAAGCTATGCCTGTGGGTAGCCTTGGCAATGAATATGCAAAGTTCTTAGTAGAGTCAGGTCAATCTACTGAACAGTTTGTAGGGGATACCAAGAACAAGGGCGAAAAGCCCTCAGAGTCAGGGTTTAATACCTACATCAAGTGGTACAGAGATCAGCATGATTTGACTCATACGGTGACGGGGTACGAGCGCAACCCCTTTAGCGAAGTAATTCTGCTCTGGTTCGTGCAAGGAAACTTTGCAAATTTTGGAATGGTCGTAATGACTCTACCCATGACAATCACTCATGCTCGAAAGAAGGGTTGGGGTGTCTTTGGCGTATCCTTTGAGGCATACATGAACGGGCGCAAGGCGCAATGGCTTTCCGGCATGGATTGGCCTGCATTGCTATCAATGCCTCTTGAAGATGTTAAGACATCAATGAACATAGAAGTTCCTGTTAAGTATCAAGATCTTATGTTCAGATTAAGACAGTCTAAGAAGGAGAAAGGTTATGAGCAGGTTGGTTGAGATGATTAGGCGACATGAAGGTGTGCGTAGCCATGTATACCTGTGCTCTGCTGGCTACGAAACTGTGGGTGTTGGGCGAAATATCAGCGAGTCTGGGCTAGGGCTATCTGATGATGAGATCGACTACCTGCTTGAAAACGATATCAAGCGAGTCAGGAAGGAGCTTTCAGAAGCATACGATTGGTTTGAAGACTTAAACGAAGCTAGACGTGACGCAATGATTGATATTTGCTTCAATCTTGGTTTGACTAGGCTTCGTGGCTTCGTGAACGCGCTAGAAGCTATGTCGCGGCAACAGTTTGACATAGCTGCCGATGAGTTCATGGACAGCAAGTGGGCTAATCAAGTTGGAACGAGAGCTTTGCGAATTACTGAAATGATAAGAGATGGTGAGTACGCCTAATGCCTTTGCAAAAGTTCATATTCAACCCTGGTATTAACAAAGAGGGCACTGACTACACCGCTGAAGGCGGCTGGTCTAACGGCAATCTTGTCCGATTTCGTCAAGGTTTGGCAGAAAAAATCGGTGGCTGGGTTAAATATTTAAGTAGTTCTTATGAGGGAACAGGCAGAAAGCTGCTGGGCTGGACGGCTGTTGATGGAACTAAGCTTCTTGGCATTGGCACCAGAAGCAAATTATACATTTCGTCGGACTCAAACTATAGCGACATAACGCCGGTTCGCTCAACCACTGCGGCAGGCGACGTAACTTTTGGCGCTACGAATACGTCTAGCTCTATCACCGTCACAGACACCGCTCACGGAGCATCTCTAGGCGATTTTGTAACTTTCAGCGGGGCCGCAACGCTAGGCGGCAACATAACTGCTGAGGTCCTCAACCAAGAGTATGAGATCGAAGTACTTAGCGACACGAATACATATGTCATCACCGCAAAGGACACATCTGGCGCAACGGTTACGGCAAACGGCAGTGATACTGGTAATGGTGGCAGTTCTGTTGTGGGCGCATATCAAATCAACGTCGGTCTTGACGTATTCCTTAATGGCACAGGGTGGAGTGTCGGCGCTTGGGGTAATGGCGCTTGGGGATCTTCTAGCGCACTGAGTCCGTTGAACCAACTACGCTTGTGGTCCATGGATAGTTTTGGCGAGGACTTGATTGCTAACGTGCGAGCAGGAGGCATCTACTACTGGGACACCAGTGCAAAAAACTTAGGTTCAGATCGTGCGGTAAATATTTCTGCTCTTGCTGGCGCAAACTTTACACCAACCGTGGCGCTGCAAGTCCTTGTATCTGACGTAGACCGGCATGTAATTGCCCTTGGCGCAGACCCCATCAA